GTACTCCTGAAACTCGTCTTGCGGATAAATGTCGGCATAGCCCTTAAACAGGCCGACTGCGATTGTCCTGTGTAAATCCCGTTCCTCCTCCTCATATTCCGTCTCCTTGTCGTAAAGGGTCTCAAGTACCGTTATAATACCTTTTAATGCCCCTTCCTTTGCGTCAGAAGGGGTCGCCACAACGTCTTGTGAGGGGGGTACGCCATAATACGTCTCCAAAGCCAAATGCACGTTAGAGCCGTCTATAAGCGCCCAAGACTGCTTCTTCGGCTTAAGGAACTGGTTATAGGCAAAGTCGTACTTCTTATGACAGTCCCTAAACGTCTGGATACTACTGTGAGTTAGGACTAACACTTTCCCTCATCCCTTTAATCGTTTGTTTCCGTACACATCTCTATTATGTGAGTACTCGTCGAAAGCAGATGCTAAAATTCGTGTGATTGAAATTCCTGTAAGATTTTTAAAACGAAGAACTTTAAGATAGGTCTCTTTTGTAATGCGGACGCACTTGGTTTCTTGCTTCATGCCTTAAGTATACCTGACATGTCGCAAAAAGTCAACATGAAATTTATCTTTTTACATCAGGCATTAAGTCTACGTTTTCCCAATGACATACGACCGATGGGAAAGTGCCTTTACAGACCAACCTCATCGAACCGAATTGCTGTGAGGTATTGACTTCTTTCGGCTCTTTCTTATTGCTCAATACCCACATCCAGTACTTGCCGTACGACCAGCGAAAGAACTTAAAGCCTACTATAAACTCCGTCAGGCTATATAGTCACTCGCCCTTGTGTTTAAACCAATTAGCCGCCATAACGATAAGAGCCGCTATAATAGACCCTACGGTCATCTGCTCTATGTTATCGGGCACTAATTTTAATATAGTCTGTGGATTAGCCACCAGATACGCTGTAACAAACGTGCCTATCGCTAACAACCCTTTAATCAACATCTTTCCAAAGTCCATATTACCCTCCTTTTGTTATACCATGAACAACGGACAAAGAAATATACTTATTCCGCAGACCGCTTCCTTATAAGAAGCGTTAAGGTCACCATCAGCCCAGCCCCCAAGAGCACCAAGAGTAACCATAGGGCATAAAACACATAAGCTATACACTCCCCAACTCCCCGTAACAATAGCAACAAGAATCGCCGAAGCACCATGTACGCCTCCTACTATAAACTGTTGCGGTATCCGTCCTATTAGCTTTCTAATCCAACTGTCCGCGCCGTAGGAAAAGACCGACATGGTCAGGTAGTATAAAGGAATAGATAAAAGAATAGCCCCTAATAACATCAGAGAGAACTTCCCCATCAGGAACATAAAGACAATCCAATTAACGGCAAGGATAATAGGAAGGTGTAAGCGTCGCTTGATACCTACTCCCCGGCCGGCCAACGAGTATAGTAGTCCGATAAGTGCCGCAATAAGAAGTTTAACCCCTGCAAGCCAAGTTAAAGTCATCTCGGTCATTATAAACCTTTCCTTTCCGCTATTAACTTGTCCACTATAGCATGATAGTCAGGGCGAGCACCTTGACGCACTCTACCGGCACCTAACTTCTTTCTACCAAACTTAAAGGGCTTAGTCTTCTTACCGTATGTCCGTTCATAAGCCTCACCCAACTCAAAGGGAGTAAGCCCCAATGAAAGCATTATTTTCTCCCTCAAGGTATGAGGTTTGTAGATAGTCTTGATTGCCTTACCACGTTTTACCTTTACACCTTCCGCCGCAAACAACATACCTTTCGAAAAGAGTTGTGTTCCTGCCAAAGGAAAGGTCACTAAAGCACCTATGGGTCCATATCTATCATACATAATCTTCGCACGTTTTGCTTTATCGGCAAGCATCTTTAATGACCGAATACTGATACCACTCTCAAACCCACGAAAAGAAACGGGTGCTAAGAACTTCCCCGATACACCAACCATGCCCAGAAGACCAGATATCAAGAAGCGGTCGAGTAATCCTTTCTTCATTTTCTTCTTAACAAGGTACCGACCGAAAGGAACACCTGCCATCATCGAAGCGCCTAAGAGCCATAATAACTTCTGCCCAAGTGTCCCTCTGGCAAACTTGTTTATCCAGTCCATTACCCACTTCATAAATATAAGTCCATATTGTCGAAACCAACCTGCACCCCTTCCCCGCATAAAGACGGGAACGGCGCCCTTATAAAAAGGCTTACCTTCGTTAAGAAAGTGCCAAGCGTATTCATAGGCCGCATCGTCATGTAACCCGGCATCTCTCGCTAACGCAAGACCAAACTTGAAGGTCTGGCGACTACTCCAAGCATCTGTTCTCTTTCCTATCATATCGGCATGTTCTAATAGGTCATCTGCCTTACCGCGTATCTGTTCCTTCATATACGACTTAATCAAGCCCTCTTCCTTAGCTTTAAGGAGAAGGCGGAGATATTCCTCTTCTAACGGCTTAAGAAAGCCTATTTTATCCTTAGCACGGTCGAAAGCCATAGTCCAAGACCAGTAGACTTCCGTTACGTTCTGAATAGCAAAGAGGGGAGAATTGGCAAGTGCCGCAAAGTAAACAAGAGCGTTCGCCGTATCTAAGACGACATTACCTCGCTCGTCCTCTAAAAGCATATCCAAATAATCATTAAGAATGCCTGTCCGGAAAGCCTTATCACGAACCTGACGGCTCTCTTTCAGAGTTATGATATTCTCCGTTCCTACTTTAGGGACTTTGCTCTTGAGTTCTTTTAGGTCGTTAGCCCTTACTCTGCCAACCGCCGACTTCGCTATATCAACCATACCTTTACTGATACCTTCCCAATCTACTCTATATCCGGGGATACCCGTATCTTGGTTTATATGGCTTAGCAGGGTAGACATACCTCGATACGCATTGATAATCTTCTGGGCTTCTTCACTCTTAAGGTCTATACCACGCTGGTTAAGCCAGTAGGTAACATCTAAGACATTACCCATATAGAAGTCCATAGATAATGGCGCGTCTAATCCGATATTGACCACCCGTTCAGGAAACTGTTGGTTAGAGAGTTCTTTAAGGCGGTTGGCGTATCCAAGGGATGGCACGCGGGCAGAGTACATCATCTCCTGCTTACCCGTTTCGGGATCTACTTCGCCGGAGATTGTTACCCAATACTTACCCTGAGCCCGCGAGTGTGTAATATACTGCCCCGGACCCCACGGTAAGAGTTCCTTAATAAGTTGCCTATTCTCCTCACTTAAGATTTCAGGCACTTCGGTAAGGTAATCGTCTATATAGCGAGACTCTTCTACATACTGCCCTGTCTCGGGGTCTACCTTCTTTATGGTAATCTGCTCTTTCTCTTCAAGGACTTCCATATCGGGGAACTTGGACTTGAGATTATCCTTAGCAGGACCCGTTACCCACTTCTCACTTACACCCTTCTTCGTATTATAGACTACTCTATACCGTTTACCCTTAGAACGTACCCTTACACCAAGCCTTGACTCCATAATCTCTTCCACGATACGGTTGTAAGCAAACTTGTGAAGGGTAACATAAGCCTTACCGGCATAAAACTCCTTCTCAGTAATTCTTCCTTCTCTTAAGGCGTTCTCTAATATAGAGTCGATATCAACAGAGTTATCCCTATCGGCTGCCACAAATATCTCCGCAAGAGCCTTTGAGTTTTTAGCGGCGTCCATCAGACGTTCAGTTACATCTACAGTCTTACGGTAAGCAAGGGCTTTAGCCATAATGTTTTCTATAGCAAGAGTAAAAGGCTTTGAGTCAGGATTAGCCCGAAGGTAGTTGTGCATTAGTTCCGTGCTGTGAATCGCCTCTTTAGCGGTCTGGAGGAGGTCGCTCGCTACCTCACCAAACTTCTTACCCATAGACATAGCAAGGTCTTCGTCCGACACGTCCATAACGAACGAAGCACCGTATTTCTCTTTAGCATTACCACCTTCCCTCTCCTGTATCTTGTCGGTTAGACCTGTCGCCTTACTTACTGACTTCTGCCTTAGCTCGCGGTCTATCTTATCCAGCCAGCGCTGGACACGCTTCCGTTGAGAAGGAGTAAAGCGACCCGTATCTAAGGTCTCCTGTATGCCTTGAAGATAGCCTACCTTACCTGTCTCCCGATAGTTCTTAATGCTGTCCTTCATAAACTTTCTATAGTCCGTATCGGAGAAAGGTTCAATCTCTAAAGTCTTATCGGAAACAGGTTCAAGTTCAGGAGGTTTGCCTCCGCGTTCCGCCCATGTCTTATCTAAGAAACTCTGTATCGTCTTTCTCTGCGGGGCGGTTAGAGGTGTCTGTAGTTTCGCCTGTAGGTCGTCCTGGACTTCCATCTTACCCGCGCGGTATTCTTTTATCTTATCCCGCATAAAGGCCTGGAACTCTTCTACGGTAGGTGGTTTAAGTTCTTGCTTTAGACTCACAATCTTTTGCTTCTCTATTTTCCTTCCTGCCCTTAATTCTTTCGCCTCATTTAATAGAGCATATAGTTCTTGGTCGCCACCCTCCAATCCTAACTGTTGAGCCATCTTGTCGGGAGTAGAACCACCTTTACGCCTGATACGAAGATTAGTATGCCCTCTGAACTCTTCCATTTCCTTCCCACCCGCATATGGCGTTAAACCACCTTGCTCTATAATAAGGCGTTCTATATTTCCGGCATTGATAGTCGCCTTACTTAAACCAAGTTCTTCTGCTGACGGTCTACCCAATAAAGTCTCTTCCATCGGCAAAGGTTTCTCTACACCTATATCAAGAGGTTTTACTGGTGGGGCTTGTAGACTTTTCAACTTTATCGTTGCCTGCTTTACAAGTTTACCGATAGCCCCTTTTTGTAGGGGGGTAGCCCCCTTATCCCAATCCCTCAACTCGGTTACTATGCGGTCTAAGGACTCTGCGTCAGCAACTCCTTGTATCTGCTTACGGTAATCCGCGGGCTTAAACTTCGGGAGGGCTTCTACCTTCTCTTCGGCAAAAGGATTATTACCAAACTGCTTTGTGTATGCCTCTATAAACTTATCTGCCCACGACTCACCCTTCGTTATTTGACGTAAAACACTTTGAGGCGAACTACCTCCTTCGAGCATTATCTTGGCATTATCAAGAGCTTGCTTAGGAACAGTGCCTTTGCTTACACGTGCAAATCCAGCTTCAGATGTAATAATATTCGCTAATCTTTTCTTCTGCGAGTCTACTATAAACGTTAACACTTTTCGAGACTCTTGCAAAGTAAGCCCAGATTGCTGTAACTCACCAAGTATCCCCGACTTCTCCGCCATATCTATCGAAATAGAGGTAGGCGCACCTAATGTAAGACCTACAAGTGCCGCCATACCAGACCCCTGAAAGATAGACCTTTTTTTATCTATACCACCAAGTTTAACTACTAAGTTTTCACCTGTTTGCTGACTCCACTCTTGTAATGCCTCTGTTCCACTTCGGATAAAGGTAGTCATTAAACGACCACCATATCGCTTAAGTAGAAAGTCTAATCCTATATATTCAAGAGCGCCTTCTATAGCACCACCTAATGTAGATAACTCTCCCGCTCTTTGAGGGGTAAGACCTTTCTCTCGCCCTGTCTGGTAAAGTTGACCTTTCTGGTATAAGCCAAATAAAGCAGCAGCCGCATGAGGGGTTCTTGTTAATGCCGTTATACCAAGTGCTGCGGCCATGGTAGTAGCCCCGCTGCCAAGCGAATACATAAAGTCCTTAAATTGCCCTTTACCGCTTGGCCCGTAATCAGGAATGCGTTTTGCTATCCACTTCTTATTACGCTCAATAAGTCCTCGCCCCACATCGGCTAACTGCTCATCTCTATCTGTTCTCTTAAACAAAGCTGATTTAGCCATCTTAACAAGGGGAAGCATAGGAAAAATCATATTGGAAGGAGTAGGTCCTAAATCAGGAAGTTCCTCTGCCCGCTCGCCAAGTTCCTGAATTAAAGAACCCATAACTTGTGGGCTTGAAAGGATTATATCACGTGCACCACGTACAGACTCACGTGCATACGGAGCTGCCTTTATCCCTTGCTTAACCGCAAAAGGAATAATTCTGGAAGCAGGAAAAGTTTGTTGGAAAGTTTGCTGAACGCCAGAAGCCAACCTGCCGGCAACATTTCTCTTCGCAAGGATACGGTCTACCTTCTCCGAAAGGAGGGTCATAGTACCTCTTCAAGTGCCGCCGCCGCTTCTTCGTAGTCCATACCACCTTCAGCCATGAGGCGTTGTATGGCGTCATCATACTCACTACCTTGAGTACCCTGAGCCGATAGTACCTTTTCTTCGATACCTAACACATCTTCAGGCTTAAGGTCGATACCGTAACTCCGAGCAATGGGCGGCCAAAACTTCTTCAAGTAAGGTAGTTTCTCGTTCGCATCCATAGCATCCCAATCCCCACCCTTAGAGATTTTTACCTGACGTTGTAGGTCAAGGATAGCCTTACCAATGTTAGGATTATTCTTTACGGAAGGTGGTAGCCATTTGAATATCTCTTCCATGATAAGAGCATTTTGTTCTATACCTTCACTGCCTTCTTCAAACTGCCCGCCTATACGAGTTCCACCAGGCCCCACTACCGAAAGACCAGGAGCCATACCTGTTCTCGTAGTCTGTCCTGACGCCAAGTATGACGCTATGTCCCCTTGCGGAGTATAGCCCTTAGATAACATCTGACGGGATATCCCCGCACGGGCACCTATAAGAGAACGTTCCTTTAATCCTTCTCTCGCCTTAGTGGCCTCACTTTCCTTTTCCCGACTCTTACTGTATTCATCTTCCAGTTTCCACTGGCGTTGCCTCATTGCATCCTGGAACAAAGCCTTGAGGTTAAGAAATGACGCCATACCTCCACCGACACCTGCGGCAAGGGTGGTAGCCTTACTTGGACCCAAACGAAGTTTTCGCATGGTTACCTCCCCCCCTGATATTTCGAATACAGCATATCGCTCAACCCCGCATTCATAAGTTGAGACATAAGATTCTGGAACGCCTCATAGTCCTGGCCTTCAAAGGCCATCGTCAACTCCTGGTCTTTACCCAACGCAGTTGCCAACTCCATAGCAAGTTTCTCATCCCATTGTCCCTGTTGCGCTCCCTGAAGTAGGGCATTCTGCTTTATCTCGACTTGAGTCTTATATGCGCTGGCTTCTATCTCCTGACGTGATTGAGAAAGTTCCTTTGCCCTATCCGCCTTTGCCCTTGCTATGGTATCCTGATAATCCTTACTACCTATACCACCAGCCTGTGAGAATTGATGCTGTATCGACTTCTCGTAGTCGTCGTAGGACTTATTTATTGCTCCCTCTACCCTGCCCCACCTTGCGTCCTTCTCGACAGGATAGAGTTCCCCTAAAGGTGTCTGTATCTGCTTCAGGTATTCCTCGGCCACGACTCCAGGAAGTTTCGCCCCCGCCTCACCCAGATACTTACTCATAATTGACTTCTTGGCCTGTTCCATACGTTCTGCGGAATCATAATAGGTATACTCTGGGCGTTGAGCGGTCATACTACCTATTGCCCCACTAGCGGCAAGCGCCGGGCCTACCCAGTTCATTGCCGAGCCTTCACCTACGCCTGGAATCCACATGTTACCCGCTTTATTGGTCATCTGCGCCGTATTAAACATAGCTCCCCAAGGGGCATTAGCAACCGTACCACCACCTGCCGCTAAAAGACTACCTGCCGACCCAGGCATAGTTCCTGCGGGCACTCCAAAGGCTTGGTTAACCGCATTTACAGTACCAAGATTTTCAGCCCCACGAACAGGAGCAAGAGGTTGATTAGGCATACCTACTCCAGCACCTCCTGCCATAGAACCTATATACTGTCCAGCGTAGCCCTTTCCTGCGCCCGTAAGTGCCCCCCAACCTATATCCATTAGTCCTGCACCCTTTAGAGGCGGTAAACCTACACCTGCGCGGTCTCTATTTTGAGCTTCTATAGACTGTTGTTTCTGAGAATAGCCTCGCCACCCGCCATATCCAGCGGCTAATGCAGGGCCTACCCCTGGAACCATCCCTAAACCTATAGGCGCAGCCCAATCCGCTATCCAGTTACTACTCTTACCGAATACCGACTTTGGTCGGGTAAAAAGGTTTCCAATCGGGTGAAATACCGCCTTGCTAAACTTGGACATGGTCTAAAGCTCCTTTCATATTTGGGTAAACCTTAAGACTTCCATCCTTTCGATGAAAGCATATATACTTACAGTCATTCTTTTCCGCCTTCCTGACCATAGCAAGAAGCCGCCAGAAGTATTTCTTTTCCTTCGCGCACAACGTCGTAATGTAGATGTAGTCCCCCCGACCTATCAGCGGCATGTCCTTCCAGGTAAAATCTCGCTTCTCGGGTAGATGAGTGCATCTCATCCAATCTATGAAGCCCTTTAGTTCGCCGTCTTCCCATATAAACTCCAGATACCCATATCTTTGACAGTCCTTATAGTAACGCAGTAAGTCGACATACGTCTCACCAAAGTCTATACCTGACGCACGCCTTAGTTCGATGATTTCGTCTAATATCACGCTTCATTTGACCTTATCTTCCAACTTCTTTACCCGTTCTTCTAGTGTCGGTTGTTTCGGTGGTTCGTATCGTTCATAGCTATCGGGTTTCCACTCGTTTATATCTATGACCTCAACAATCCTTGTCTGCACTGGTATCTGGTCTACTCCATGTGTAGCCCACCTTAACGCCCAAGCATATTCGTTGCTACCGTCATCTTTGACGAATGGGTACTCTTTTGTGGTATTCTCTATCGTCTTCTCTTGTGCGTATTGCCAACCTGCTAACTTACCATCTATAAAACGAGCAAGTATCTTCATCGGATTGCCCCCACATAATAGCCCACAACATTAAGGTCAATATCTGGTGAAGCACCATAAGTATTTTTATATTCTAATATCTGTGATGCACTTTTTAAGGGTACTATTGTGGTACCAGTTGCATTACTGGTCAAAGTATACCCAGTTGCATCTGCAGATAGATCTCTTCTAAACCCTGTAATACAACCTGAAGTGGCGCCTAGGTGTGCTTCCATTAAGATTAAATCTGAAAACGCTGGAACAACCGCAGTACAAAGAACATTTATCCATGTTGTTGAAGTACCATTGGTCAAAACGGCCTGAACTGTATCATAATACATCCAATCATTTTCTTGGTAGAATATTAGTATGTTACTACTTGCATCGTTCCTTACAGCACCGATACAGCGATACCAAGCACCACCTGATTGCCTATAAATTAACGTACCAGAGGTACTCGTTCCGCAGTTGGAATACTGGGGGGCAAGATTCCACCACTTGATATCCCAACTCGAACCAGTATCATTATAGGCGTAGATATAAAACCAAGTACTTGCGGCATCGGCAGTACCCGCTACTTTGTTCGCATCTTCACTAACATCTATGGTTGTAGAAACTGCCGTACGGGTATAAACTGAACCGTTTATCTCGACAACACCAGCAGTGGCATAAATAGTTTCCGCAGCCACATACACCAATTCCGCACCAGAGATATAGTCCTTTAAGGCACTGCTAATCAACTTAGAATCTGTACCGTCATGGTCGTGTCCAGTAGTTGTATTGAAAGCAATCTTACTTTCTACAATGGCGGCACTATCACTAATATTTGTATTTGTAATACCGCCATTAACGACTGTGGTAATATCGTTCTGGATATTCTGAATATCGGCGCCACCAAGTATAGAACCATTATCCGCACTACTGTAACTTTTCGACCAAGTAATATTTGCCATTTTACACCACTCTATCTGTCCACGCAGTCCAATACACAGCAATAGAAGCAGTCGGGGCATAAATAGTAAACGAACCACCAGTACCTGCTGCCTGTTGCGTTATATCAGTAATATTACCAGCAGTTGCCTCTGCAAACAATTCATGTTCCAATGTTGCCACTGTGCCATGCCTAAAGGTTACTTCTCCCGTTGCACTACCACCTCCAAGATGGGGGTCAGCAGTCTTTTCTCCATATTCAAATGTCTCAAACATATCAAACTTATCTGTGGTATCTGGTGTTGTATCAGCAGGACTCCATACCTTCATATAACGTGGTGTCCACCCAGTAGTAATTATCATATTAGCAGCGGGACTTACAGCAGTAAAAGAGCCACAAGCAAAGTTACTCAAATCAAAGTTATTGTACAAATCCACTTGAAGGTCGGAACTTGCGTCTGTATGAACTATCCCAAGTAGTCTGTACAATGTAGAACTGTATTTTTGGTAGCGCCATGGCACCTCTACCGCATTCTCACTTGAATCTGACAAATCTGGCGCCTCTGTTGCCAAACCGTACCCTATAGACCCAGAATTGTTATAGGCATATACATATATGATCCCGCTTGCGGGACGACTATTGCCGTCTATCCAATTCCCAGTAACTATGTCGATATTGGCACTATTAGCAGTAGTCACAAATAACTTACCACCAATATCTATTACACCTGGCGTAACGACAATATCTTCATTATCAGTACCCTGTTTTAAGGTCATACCACGTCTGTAGTGCTTAATAAGGGGGTAACTCGCGTCTGTGCCGTTATGGGTATGCCCAGTGGTTAAAAAGGCAAGTTTACTCTCTTTAATGGCAGCAGAGGCATTGACGTTAGAGTCTGTAATACCGCCATTGACTACGGTAGTGATATCATTCTGTAGGTTCTGTATATCCGCACCGCCTAAAATGGAACCGTTATCCGAAGCGCTATATGACTTGGTCCACGAGATGTTTCCCAATTTTAAGTTTCCTCCTATGTTACCAGGTCAAATGCCTGGCTTGAATACCAACTACCACCATGATACTTATAGACCTTGAACGTCGCGCCAGTAATAACTCGGCGCGTCTCGCCTTCAAATCCTGGAGAACTTGCTGTAGGGACTGAGGTATAAGACTTCTCCTCATACGCCCCTTCGTTAAGTATCTCCACCATCTCCTGAAGCATCTGAAGCAAGCGCGGGTCTGTAGTCTGCTTGTTTAACTTTATGTCGCTGACGATGCTCATTTTTCACCCTTCGTTATGGCTATCTGTGTCCCTACAAGATTATAGGAATAAAGAGTCCACGGATTGGTAGTCAGGCTGTCACTTATCTTAAACTGTATGTAGTTAGATTGGGTATCAAGCCCTATGGTCTTTTCTATTACTGGCTTTGCCGGTCCAAGAGTCCCTGTTCCAAGAACAAGACCCCGCCTTGTAGTCCCGAGATAGTATTCCCCACTCGAATTGCCAAGAGGAACGGTTACCGCAGACGACCAAGCACTTGTATAATCCTCTCTATGACAGAAGCTTACCGTATCGTCGCTTATGGCCTTCATATTCACTATTACCTGCCTCTGTTCTTTTAAGACAGCAGAATTATCTATAAACATTCTTGGTGTGGTATGGTAAGCAGATACAGTGGCAGTTGTTACAGCAGTAATACTTATTGTGCAACCAGACCCTGTTCCTCCCACTGTGGCTTGTCCAGTTCCAGTAGCATATCCTACACCGGCTTTTACCAATGTTACTGCGGTTACTATTCCGCTACTTGCAACTACTGAAACTGTACCTCCCATACCACTATCTCCAACAACCGTCAACACATCTCCTGTAGTATACCCAGTCCCGCCAGCGGTCGGGGCAGAAGCCACAGTGCTAATTGCACCCCAATCTGTATTTCCATAATTCCACCTGTAAGCGTAGCCATCATAGCCAGCCACAATAACCCATTTCCTACCATTAGAGTCAACGGCTGATGCGCTCGATTTCAATACTTGACCCGAGAAAGGCCAAACTGCCCCTGTGTAGTAGTTATAGGCAAGGGCATGAGTTATTGTGCTTGTCCCGCCATTCGGCACAAAGACCACATACCAATGATTAACTGAGTCCACTATAGCATGAGCATATACTAGCCCGCCTTGATTAAGGGTATCCATAGCGATAGGGCAGATTTCATTACTTTCCTCAAAGGCGGCCGATACCGCATTACAGTTAGAGCCATCAAACTGATATAGCTTACGGTCTGACCCCAAGAACATAAGGACTTCTTCGCCTGACTTTAGGATAACGTTCTTCATCGTTAAGGGCGAACGAGTCCCGGCCCATGCTCTTTGTTGCACAGCCCAATACGGTGAACCACCTCTATAGGTCGCTTGGTGTATAGACCACCGCTTTGAGGCATAAAGCCGTCCTTCCAACTCCATCCACCCTGTTAGTTCATCCCCATCATGGGTGTTGATAGGCCAAGTACCGCCATTAGCAAAGTCGTCTATATCGGCTGACTCCGCGTAGTAGAATGTGTAGGGGTAGCCAGGCACTCCCGAAACAATGAAGTGGTCTTTATAGACCTTCGGGTGCTTACCGCGTCCCCCCACATTAGAAGTGTTAAGATTTGTAAGGGAAGTCCCTCCTGTCTGCATGGTCTTGATATAGTCCCCGCCCCAGTTGCAGATAAAGAGGTTACCCTGATAGTTCTCACATTGTATCGTTTCGTCGCTCATATTCTCTTGGAGACTATCCCACGTACCGTCCATTTCATCCATCTTATAGTAGGTAGTCCCAAAACTCCCTATCAACGTTCCTTCCCAGTCAAAGAGACCATGACCATCCTTACTACCAGCTCCTGCTTGTGTGGAATTAAGTTTTGTCCTACCATTTCGTTTATGAAGAGAACCGTCCAAGTCGGCATAGACATCCATACAGTCAGGCGTATGCTTAATACTCATACCGTTCAGTTCTTTGACCTTGGTATTCAAACCTCCGCTAAAGTCGGAAATCCCACTTACTCTATCTGTCCTAAGCATTAAGCATATCTCCGATCTCGTAGAAATGCACCGTGTTGCCCGTAGATTGCCCGGCCGTCTCTGCCTTTAAGACCCTGCATCTTACTCGTAGCAATATCACTCCACTTCTTAGCATCCTGGTTATTCGGGTCTAACCGGACTGCGGCAAGGTATATCATCAGGTGGTCAAACTTAGCCGGCCATCTCGATACCCTTGAAATCGTATAGGTATCGGTTGACGTACCGCTTGATATAGATGTTCCGAGATAGGCACTACTTAGCGCAATCGCGGTATTAGTAGTCGCACTTAAAACCTTATACCACTGACTTGCCGAACCTACACCATCGGCATCAACACGAAGGTAATAGTCGTAAGTAGAGGTTGCTATATTCCCATCCCAATCAGATCCATAACCTGTAACGTCCACAGAACCATTTGTAATAGCCGAGATATACCCTGTCGTATACTCTGTCATAGGCACAAGGGCTGGAATATAGTTATAGTATATCGAGCGTGCGCTTGTATCAGCAGGATTAAGATAAAGGTAAGGCGCCCCTGCTACATACTTAACCGCATACTCACCCGGCGTACCGTAGGTATGACTCCAGTTCCTATCATACTCTCCACCGTCCATAGGGGTAAGAAAGGCTTTGGACCCACTACGCCAGTAATAAACCGCCTCGGGAATATCTTTATCGTCTATGACCATATGGTTAAAGTCGCTCGCTAAGGCATACCTGTCCTGAACAAGCCTATATGACGTGTTTGTAGCCACAATAGCTGTACCTACCCACGTTCGGTCTAAGGTAAGGGCTACAGCACTACTGTACGTAACGCGATAGACCTCATCATACCCTGCTACCTTTAAGAGCATGTTATTCGCTATGGCAGATGTCCAGTCGCAGTCACCATCCCCAGTAACCGCGGTAGTACTTATAGCGGTAATATATCCTGTTCCATAGTCAGCTACCGTTGAGACATAACTTTCCGTACGGAGATAGTCCTCATGGAACATAAGCATAAGGTCTTCCATGTAGGCTTCGTTGATGGCACCCTTATACTTGTTTTCGGTAGCTGAGTCTGTTGACTTATCACGGACAAGTTCATTCTGTGCGATCTCGAACATTTCCGTAAATGGTATACGACTTATATTCATCTATCCTCCTTATTTTACTCTACCCTTTTTATGATGCTCCCCTTCTTCGTGTTTCTTCCCTCGTATTCTATAACCGCAGGAGCATTTCATTGTTTCCCGTTTATCACCTTATCAGTTAAAGCATACACTACCTTAGCATTATCCAGTTTAGCCAGTATCCTATCTATATTCTTATCGTGATTTTTTACAGTGGTAGTAAGTCCACCCCAAAGGACAAGAAATGCCCCCACCTGGATTAAGATAGCAAGGGATATGGTGAATATAGTTGCTTTCAGCCCTTTGGTACTCTCCATAAACTCCTTAAACTTACCGATGTTTTCTTCCTGTATGCAATCATGTGCCATCACCTTCTCCTTAAAAGTTAGTGGTTATTGAATTAGGAATATACGCCTAACGCCCCCTACTACCGCCGCCTTAATCATATCCCAGTCCGTAGTCGGTTTAATAAAACAATACGGGTCTATATACAGTTGCTGGATTTCGGAGGGGGAGAGGACACGGGAGTAGATATAAACAAAATTTATATACCCAGTTAAGAATACACTACCATAAACACCGAATTGCATATTCGTTGTAGGATTTCTTAGCGTATCTGCTGTTGTTGCTGTTATAGCCCCTAATTTCCCATTTACATATACTCTTACTTCTTTACCTTTTTGCCACGAACCAACAAGCATACAAGGTTTGTTTATAACTTGCGCCGTTGTTCCTTGTGCTGTTCGAGCGGCAGCACCACCACTCGTTGTAACAATAGAAAAATATGGAAACATAGTATTTGTGGTTAAATTTAGTTGAATACTCCAACCATTACTATCAAGCCATCCCCAAGAAGTACCATCAGAACCTTTCGTAACTAACATCGGATTTGTCACCGATTGTGGATAAAATAAACCAACTATCGTAAAAGAATTATTTTCACCCAGCAATCCTGTTCCTATCGTATTTATAGTCCCTAATGGTGAGGAATGAAGTGTTCCCATACCTTTAGAAGATATACCCCACCTTTGCGGTTGAGCAACTACACTTCTAAGCAAACAATTATGTTTTTTTAATAAATCATATCCGACCAAACCATTACCTTCATTTAGAAGCCATGCCCCAACCAATCCACAACTTAATGGATGGCTCCAATCGATTTGGGAGCCGACGGGAGGCTTGCTTGACCACGGAGTTTTTGCCTCGCAAGGAATTACAAGTAAAGATAAAATCAGTAATAGATATAAAACTTTCTTCATTAAATTCCTGTCATTTTAATTAATCTTGCTCTTGTATGAATATCTGTTCCCGTTGCGAGTATATTGTCATATACAACCCTGACTCTATATGCGGTATCGGGGATATTGACTACATATTGAGCAACAGGCGAATACGGTTGGCCTACTCCATTTATTGACCAAATAGTGCCTGCGGCAGTAGTTTGTGCATTTGTAATTCCATCAAGAACTGTAATTGTGTCATCTGCATCAGCACTATGGGCTGTCTGAAAACAAATTTCAGAATTAGCGATAGTAGTGTTTTCAATGTAAATCCATTTTCCATCGTGGTCAAGATTATTTGAAATAGGTGCATCAACCGAAAGAACTGTCTGTCCAGCATCTTCATTCACAAATATAGCTCTTGTAAATGGCGTTCCAGTCGGGCCTCCGAAACTTGTCAATACTTCCCAGTCTGCGTCACCAGTAGTGTTAGTGGAAATCTCCACCCAAATTATAGCACCTACAGTTTCAGCTGCGGCTTCGGCAAGGCAGACATCAATGGCTAAAGTTGTCTGATAGTTAGGAGAAACATCAACAGTAGCACCCTCTCTTGCTGTTCCTGCTGCAACTTCCGCCCAAATATCTGCGGATTCTACGGCTTTTGTTAAGGCGGCATGAGCAGGAGAACACATAAGCAATAAAACAAGTGTTAGTCCTAATATCTTCTTCATAGAACAAGTCCTCCCTGAATTGCGGTAACGGCAGTATCTAATTGACTACTATTAAAAATAACCTGTGCCGATTTATAATGATTGATTTCTTCCTGAATCACCTCAATCATCTTTGTTGTCTTTTGAGAAGGGGAATCTCCTTCAAAAAATTGACAGGAAAAGTCTTTGTTCAAGACCTCTACTGTCCCCTCTTTCAAGACAAGATTAAATACGATTGTATGCAATTTCGGTTGTGTATAAGTAACTGATTTTTTAGTAACTATAGCCGTCATAAATCCTCCTTTTATTGAGCATCCACTGTATATTTAATCGCTATTGTATAATCATCTGTTTCAGGCGCAACAGCGTTTGTAACATCAAACCTTAATATCTCACCCACAACTAAGGTATTTCCTGCTGTTACTGCGGCAAAGGTAGCGTTTGTTCCATGTGCTACGGCTGTAGGACTTCCACCTGTTATTGTCATAGCATTACCAGAACCATCTTCGAGAGTTATAGTCGCTGGCGTTGTTCCTGTTCCGATATAAGATACTGCTATACCTGTTATTGTTACAGCTTCGGAAAACATGCCTAACGATTTATTATCGTCAGCGGCGGCAAGGTCTTCTATTACACATGATTTTTCTTCCTCATATCTTAAAACCCTTTTTGACGCACCAAAATAAACTAACTGGTCATCAGTAGTATCTAAAGCAATTTCACCTATTGCATCAACAACTGGTGCGGCATCATTCGGCACTTCAAGAGAGGTCGCCCCGCCAAAATCCCAAGCGGCGGTAAAGTCTAAAGCAATCGTCGCTTTCGTCCCATTTGCTCCTGGGAATATATCGTTTGCCGAACCAGTAACAGGAGAGGTGCAGACTAAATCACCAAGAATATTTACCCCTATATCCCCTAAAGCCGATAGAGTAGCCGGAGCCGTAGCACTCACCGCAACCGTTCCTGAAGCGTTAGGAAAATTTATTGTTTTATCCGATGTAGTGGGGTCAATAACGCCAATGATTGTTTCTACTGTATCATCGGTAGTGCCTTCAAAAGCCATTGACTTGCTTGCGCCTAATTCTAATGCTTGAGTAGGCCCCGTCGTCCCGATGCCGACGTTGCCGTCGAATCTTACATTCCCCTCGTCAACCCATAACGCATAAGAATTAGTAATGGAAGCGCTACCGGAAGCAGTTGGAGCATTTCTGATATAAAGCGTGGATGCTGTTGTAACGGCCAAAGCAGATGCGGCGGTTATATCCGGTTCTAAAAATCTTGTTCCTACCATACCCGTGTTTGCGCCCGTCATCGTTAGCTGGCCTATCCAAATATCATTGATAATGTGGGAACCTGTAGACATATTTCCATAATAGGAAGTGGCCCTCAATCCACCTAAATTGGCGTGTGATTTCTTTAGCGTAAAAAAAGTGTCTGCTTCGGTGGCAGATGTAGCCGAGTGGCTAATATCAGAAGATTTTAAAGCTAATATTTCATCATCATTACCAGCTTGATTGATAGTTAATCCTTGAGTCGAAAAAGTATTTGCCGTATCGCCAAAAAAGACATTACCCGACGCAACTTCAAGTTTGCCCCCCGGCGCCGTCGTCCCGATGCCGACTTTGCCGTCTTTAAGATATAAAGTATTCACCAAAGCCCCAGCATTTACAGAAGTAAAAGCCGCCACCGAATTGTTAGTAAGGGTAAAATCTCCACCTGGATTTATGTTAGTGATTACTGGACTTGAAATGGTAGGTGCTTGATTAAATACTGCCAAAGGCGAGCCAGAGGCAGAACCTGTTTCATCACTTAAAGCCCCATAAAGCCCTGCTGATGTTGACTGATTGGTTATCACCCCACCTGTTGTCATTGTCATTATTGAAGTCGCCGCAGGCTCATCAGCAGGCAGGTAGAATGAGGCCGCAGAGGTCATTGCGGTATTAGAATATAGACTGGCGATATAATCAGTAGCTCCTTGCTCGGAGTAAAGTTTGAGAAGTCCAGATGTCCCATTTGCGCCAAGTTGTAGAGTGCCGCCTGTAATTACACTAATATCAGTAACTACTAAATCGCCGTATATCTTTACATCGTCTAAATCATCAGAATCACCAACAGTTAATACAGTTTGTCCACTTACTCCGTCATTATTATTTACAGTTAATCCTGTAGCGGTTATTTGTCCCGCCCCGAGAGTGCCGGTGGTAGCATAATTAGTTGCCCTTGTAGCTACTGAACTATCCACCCAATATTGAGTATGGTCATCATCTGCAAGACCTGTTAAAACTCCGTGGTCAGTAGCAACATAAGTTCCTGCGGGTAAGTTTGATATTGTTCTTAAATCTTGCGCTTCTTCATAAGGCGTTGCGTCATTTCTAAGAATTACCCTATAAAGAAGTTTCATCTCTTGAAATGGTAGAGTCCCGAGAGTTAAACTTTCATATCTATTATTTGTTCTTGCATCAGCTATATTAGCGTCTGTCCTCTGTCCGATTAACGAAACTATCGGAGTAGTCGTATCGTTAGTAGCGAATATCCACACTGCCATATATTGATTAGCACCTAAAGCAGTTAAGACATTTCCATTATTATAGTTTAAGTCCGAACCGCCATCCTCATAATAATACTTGGTCTGTCCAGCAAGCCACTTAAAATCTGCCGCACCATCTTTATATAAGACATTACAAGTTGTTTGTGCAGGAGTGATGGTATGTTCTAAATCTTCATCGTTTATCACACCTAACGCAACCGAGAATGTGGCATCAGCGAAAGTTCCCGCCAAACCACTTTCATATCTTACCCCTACGGTATTGTGCATTAAGTGGTGAGTATCACCATCCATCTTAATCCCGTGGCGTTCTTCGCCAAAAAGCCCCTTATCGGTAACTGTGTTGTAATATATTGTGGCTATAAAGGGTAAAGCAAACGAAGAAATAGAAGTTGCCTGCGAAAGAACTCCAGAAGCGTTATAGTAAATCCAATTCATACCCGTTGCGTCATCTAAAGTAATTGATGCGGTAGTCTTGGAAGTTTTAACTCCATTGATATAGATATCGTGATTGCCTGTGATAGTAAACACTCTCGTTGCATCTACAAAACTTAAAGTAGCTGTTCTATCTACAAATCCAGAGGGTTCGGTCATTGCAGTAAATACAGTAGGGATTTCTACGGAGTTAAATGTTCCTATGCCTGTGGTGGTAAGATTTCCCGCTGTAAAGTTATAATCTCCAGTAGTAGTATCTCCACCCAATTTAAGGAATAGGTCATCTATGGTAGGTGAGGCCCATGTTCCCCCTAATTCACCGCCTGGGGAGGTTCCTACGACTATTTCAGCGGATAATGAGCCATTAGCTGTGCCTACGAGGTAGTCTGCGTCTGTGGGGGCGCCACCGCCAGCGCCTGTTGCCTCATAATAATCGAGTTCACCTGTGAACGGGTTCAGGCGCCATGCCGCGTAGACACCCGTAACTACCCAAAACACCAAATAGAATAGTAGTAGACCTGATATGAGTTTCTTCATTTACATTTCGCTTCCCCATGATTGATACGCATTCGTGGTCGCCCTGGCTGCCCACCCTGTTGAATATCCGGTTGTTCCACTCTCATACGCATACACGTCCGCGCCCGCGCTAACCGTTTCCTTAATTATTATCCAAGATCCGTCAGCCGCCTCAAACCCATAGTAGTTAGGTGTAGCATCATCGTCCTTGTTGCATATCGTATAGTGCTTCCCTGCCATAACCGTCAGACCGTAAGAACCACCGAACTTCTCTACCTGAGCCTTACGCCCTGAGACATCCTTATCCTCTATCTTAACGCTCGTAGACGCGGCATATAGAGGTATTGTATATAACATAAAAATACAAAGAACAAGTAATCTTTTCATTTGACCTCCATCTTATCCAACAAGGCAATCTGCGTGCTTACGTCTGTAGTATCCCTTTCCTCACGCTCTAACGTTAATTTTATTTCTTCGAGCTTCCTCCGTCTTTCAAGCAATCGTAGACCTATCTCAATTGCCTTCTTCTGCTTTTCATCATCCCACTTCTCTTGAAGTTGTCCAATACGCAGTTCCCGAGCAAACTCCTTCGAGTCCTTCGATGCGGTAGCAGACACAAGGGATAAGGTCTTTACGAAATCAAAGAACCGTTCTATGCTGGCGATATACTTGTCCAACGCTTCCTTTCTTAAGATGTTAATTTCCGATGATACCTTCTCCAGTAAGATAGACCTTCCCTTATCAATCATACCGACAAGAAGCTCTTTAGATTCCGCGATAGCATTCGTCAGCTCAAGAGACCTCACATCCAACGCCTCTTTCGTTACAACGGTATCTTCAAGTTCGGCTACCTTACGTTCTAAGGCATGAATCCGCATCTCCATTAGGCACTTATGCTTTACGAATATCATCTTACTTCCTCCATTCCTCTACCCGTATATAGATGTCTATGGCTTCGTTCACACTTGCGTTCTCTATCGTCAGGGTATAGATACCGTCTACCGGCAGATGAACAATATCCCGAAGCGTCCCTGTTTCTTCACGATAGTATCGCACTATCCTACTTTTGTTATCCGTAATCTTAAGGTCAAAGGTCGTAGTCGAAGTAACCGCCTTCGCATAGAATAGTGTAGCTATACCCCTTATACGCTCGGTATTGACAGCAACGGTGCCTAATACTGGTAGGACTGTCTTTTCAACGTCTTGGAAAATCATCGCTACCTCTCTTCTTTACCTATGAGCCATATGGACAGGTTAGCCAAGGCCGTAGTTTCATTCCAACTAAGATATAGGTATTTATGTATACCTACTACTTCATACATTGCAGTAGTCGAAGTTGCCCCATACCCAATAGCCCCATCCGCATCTATTGCGCCTGTAAGCACAGGTTTGATGCCCAATAGGTATTTGGTAAGGGCCTTATCGTCTACCGCCCCATAGAAGGTAAGCGTACCGGCGGAGTCCACCCCATCATATACATAGTCCACAAGAAGAAGGACTTTATCGTATTGACCTACCTCGATTACCTTAGTTGTATCAGCTACAGCCGTATCTATGATTTTTTGTATGATAGTCTTCATGGCTACCTCTTTTCCTTCCCAAGCAACCAGACTGATATGGTTGCTCCTGCCGCAGTCTCAGACCAGTCTATATAAAGGTATTTATGCACGTTCTTTATCTCGTAGGCCACGGTCGTTGATGTCGTATAGGCCACCGCTCCATCCGCGTCTATAGTACCCGTTATAACGGGAGCTATGCCACAAGCACACTTTACAAGTCCCTTATCATCCAGACTTGAATAGAAGGTGATCGTTCCCTCAGCGCTCGCAGCCCTAACGTAGTCTACCACTACCATCAGGCTATCATACCTGCTTACGTCTACTACTTTGGCTACTGAATCAGTAGACTTGTCTATAATAAGTTGCATTACTGTTTTCATCGTCTCTCCTTATTTTGGGCGGTACTTCTCAATCGATCCTATATGTGGATTATCGGGTTCAAGTATCCTCATAATATTCTTGAACTCCCGCACTTTTTCATCGTTTTTCTTCTGCCATGCCCTATTACGCTGGATAAATTTGCCTGATTCCATCTTATCCTTATCCGCTACGACTGCCAATACAGGTTTACCGTTCCTGATTATCTGACGTTGACTGACTGGATGTAGTTCCTTCTGTGATAGCATACCTACCGTAAACTCGTCTTTAAGCACCTTTGCGCGCTTCCAGAGAGTATTCCGTGTTGCCGCTGATAGAGTGGGGGGCAGGCCGCGCTCATAGTCCTTCTTATACTGTTTCATCATCTTCCGCAGATCCCCGATATCCTGAATGTAGTCTAACGGCCTATTATCTCCGCCCCCCATTAGGTTTGGCGTTCTCTCCCCATTAAGTACCCTTTCCCGATTCTTATACTGCTTCTTCAACTCGGCAAGCTCTGACGGCTTCCATACTTCCTTCTTTGCGTCTATCTTCTCGGCACTACCCAAAGTCAAAATTTGTATGCTCATCTTAGCACATATCCTGGCTTTCCCCCTATAAGGGCGGGATTCTCATGGACTGCATTGTGTTCCTCTGGGATTTTCCCAGGGTGGTCTGCACCATACAGAACCGTCATACCGCAATACTTACACTGGTATTTATAGACGTTCGGCTGGACACGCTCTATAAACCTCATCTTGGGCGGAAGTGCGTCTGGGAAGGGGCGGTGTGAGGGACAACCCATCTCAGGATGGTCCCACGGACACCGAAGGTTCTCTGACCACATCTTCTTCTTATCGCCTGATATACCGCTTGACCAGACCCAAGGCATTTATGTCACATCTGCCGCACAAGTAATCGGCTTTCCTTGATCATTAAGCATAGGCGGCGAAGATGGTTTTACAGGTACTTTCTTTATCTTCTCCTCTACCTTAACTTTCTTTTCCTTTGCCATGTTTTCTCCTTATGTTAATCGTCCATTACTTCTAACTTATCCATTATCTTCTTCAACCGCCTTAAACACTTTGTAATATCTATCTGAAGGGCATCCACCTTTACCTCAAGTGCTGCGATGGCTGATAGCGTTACATCGTCAAGAGTATCATCTACCTGTGATTCACCATCATTATATCCAGTAGCATTACACTCCGTACAATCTACATACTCTTGGGGAGGCTGACCAGAACCAGTGGCACCAACCCACCTCTTACCAATGCCATCACAATATGTACATTCTTCCTTAATCGGTATTCCCATAGTCTCTCCTTGAGATTGGGTGGGGAGAAATCCCCACCCATATCCCATTCTAATTACTCATCTTGGGTAACAAGTGTCTTACCCTTAATGTTACCAGCGTCATTACCAGTGACATTCCTATCAAGCGGGTCTGTGGCATCATTGTCAAAGAAGTTCTGTGCCAAGAATACCCCACCATCAAGAGAATCATCAAGGTAACTATCTGTAGGTGCACCACCCTGACCAAATATGTTATGGATAAATACCGTACCATGCGTTAGAGAAGTTGCCCCTATCGCTACGTTAGCAGTATTCGCCCAATTAAACACATTCAGCTCAAACCAGTTATCCGTGAATACGCCAGTGGTTACCTTGAAGTTATAACCATTGGTAGACGGATTCAGGTTATGAGCAAAGTGGCATCTGTACATCGTATTACCAGCCCAGTTACTTGTGCTTGAAATGTGAGCAGTCGTCCCAGACAACGCATAGAACGAGCAGTTGTAGAACCCACACCTCATAACGGTACCTGTACAAGTAATAGTATTCGCACTCGTACCACCACCTAAGAACTGGATACCGTAGAAGTTTACACCTCTCATACCAGTACTTCCAACTGTCAGGGCAGCAGTCGCATCAGTAGAACTACCGATACCAACTATACCTGAACCATTAGACCTAATAGTAGCGCCAAGACCCACAATGTCACAGTGTTGAGGAATAACTGTAATAGGATCATAATTACCAACTGCTGTCGCAGCTGCGCCCCAAGGTCTAATGTAAATCGTATTACGCCTAAAATACCCCAAGTCACCCGAAGCCATTGCCTCCACGTTCCTATAAGCATTTGATAACGTAATAGCCTGATTAACCTGCTTTACGGGTTTTTCAAGTGAACCAATATTACTATCACTACCATGTTCATAGTCGACAAAGTAAGTTTTACCACCAAATAACTCTGCCGCTGGGACAATATTTCCTCCTCCCAAATTTGGAGTCGCCAATATTCCGTGAGGAAAATGTGTTAAAGGCATCTTAAACCTCCTTGCATTAGGAACATCCAGCCTATAGGGTCATCTGGCTGCCCGCAGGAATCACACCTGCGCTTACCCACTCCATAAAACTAAGCCCTTCATTACCCCTAAGCCACAAAGAACTACTTACGCGGGAATATTTTCGTAGCCCCAATGCCAATCATCCCAGCTGGTGCCGCACCTGTAGTAGCTGATATAGCTGGCTACCAAGGTATTGCTATCCTTATCCTGGAACATCTGGATTGGTTCGCGGTTCCACCAAATCAAGTATTCCTTCATCATGGCATAGTCTACCATCCACCAATTTTCGGCGTCTGTCAGCCTATCCCAAACCATGAGCTTATACTTGCCCTGATGGAAGTTGACGTTATTATCCGCGGTGTCAACCTTTCCCTTAGAATTGATAATCTCGTAACCCGTTTCCTCAAGGGAGCGAGGTATGATGATTGAATCCGGGTTTACCGAGATTTGTTCTCCTATGTCGCCATAGAAGTCGTACATCGCCAGCCGGGTCGTCTCTACGTTCGTCGCACCAAGAGTAAGCGTACTCTCGTTTGACTGCGTAGCTACGCCGCTGACGTTTGACGGATGGTCTGAGGCAAACAGCTCGCAACCATCTCCATCCGAAGGTTCATAGGTCGTGCCGAGAATAAATACGTTGGCACCCTGCTTCTCCCTCGAACGATTTGCCGAAGTAGCCAAACCTGTCGGGAAACGATTTACGACACGATTCTGGTCATCGCTCGCCAGCTTGTGCTGTATCATAATCTTCGCAGCATACTCTGTGAACGTAATGACCTTGTCGTAGCCCTGGCTTCTCTCTACTTCGCCTACTTTTCCAGTGAACTCCTGGTGGTCCGGTACCTGTCCAACGGACGAGGATTTCTCAAAGGCCTTATCTGAGGTAAGGACGTTGAATATATCCGGAACCATCGCAGGGAGCTTCTTATACTGGTCAATGTAAATGATACGAAAATCCGTCTCAAGTACATCATTCCAATTAGCAGCTAAGTGCATGGTTTCTCTCCTCCGTTAAGCAACTACCCGACTCCAGGTATGACACAACTGGACAATCTCTGCTTCAAAGGTGGCTAACTTTCCACCCAAACCCTCTAACCCTTTGTCATTCCAATACCTCATCGCATGCGTAGGCGCGCTTTCCCATCTTCCCCAATTCTCTATAACCTCAAGGAAAACAGTAGTAGCAACTGCTATGATTGTATTCATACCAGTCGCCGTCGTATTAAGCGGACAGAACCTATGACCAATAGGCAATATCTTGATAAAGTCTGTAGACGTATCAACGGTTACAGCGCTATCAATCGTGGTCGTACCAGATGAGGATACTGTCAGATAACGCAGTTTACCTTTATGGGTAGCCGCACTATCCGTTCCCTCTGTGGTATAAAGCCACGCGCCTTCTATATCATCTTCCAAGAGCGTAATTACCCAAGTCGTGGAAGCTGCTACAGCCGTTGTACAGCTCTTAGCAAGAGTCTGGTCATAATACGCAAAGTATGTTGCATCAGGGTTCACGATCGCCGGCAACCAGTTAAAACCAGTGGTTGCTACCCTACTGTTGCAAAGAGTGGACGAAAAATTATACAACTTGGCATTTTCCTTAGATGCGTATGCATCCGCAGAATTTGCCTGAAGAATACCAATCGTATCTTCAGCTTCCGTCGCACTCGTAGAGACATAAGCATTTATATACTGCTTATACTCTTGATCGTGAAAGTTGGCATGTCGCATTACCAACTGACCCTTATACATCACGCCCGTATCGTATACTGGGATATTGGTGACATAAGGAACGTTACCGCCAAGTAATCTGGCTAATTGCATTTTCTATCTCCTTATGTGAACTGAATACTTTACTACTAACCTTTGAATGTTACTTGCTTTTGCCAAAGCCAAGTAGATTCCCCTACTACACCATTGTGACTTTTACTCGGCCCACCTATAGGAGCCGCACCCAGGACAACCACCAGTTATCTCCGGTTCGTAATAGTAGTCAGTCACACTTTTCCTACTACCACTCCCTACAGTATAAGCAGAGGCGGTCTTCTGAGACCCGTAATCTACACCCTTCTCAGCAAAACTACCCTCCTTAATACGCTTATCCCTATCGGGATCACATATAAAGCCACAAAACTTACATCTCTTAAGCCGAGACTCGTCTCCCTTTATGCCGTACTTATCCTTTACGTCTTTAGCCCGTAGAGGCGACCCTGTATGAGACGTAGGATAAATATTCTTAAACACTAAAACCCTCCCCGACCGTAGGAAATATCCTTGTTATCACGGATAGCGCAGTAAGTCGCCAAGTCTTTGACCTTACCGCTTGCGACCGCACGCTCGGCTGCCTGTTTCTCCACGTCGCTATTGAACTTCACTTCCACTGCTGGTTTCGCTGGCGCAGGTGAACCACCGTCCGCTACTCTACCCGCCTTAATATCCGCCTGTCTCTGCTTTTCCTTTGTATCCTTCTCCTGCTCTATTTTCTCCTTCAAAGCACCCTCCTCCTGACCTTGTAGGCGCTTTTCCATGAGCGCCATCACCATCTCCGGACCATCCGCTATCTCAAGGATCCTTGGATCCTTATTTGCGATTTCTTGAAAAACCCTTCCCTTTTCACTATCCGGATTAAAGACAATACCATGCTCGTTAAAGATAAACTTACCGTCCTTATCCTTCATAAACATATCAGGATGCTTTTCCCTCAACCTCTCGGCTGACTTCTTCTGGGCGCTCTCAAAGGTTATTACGTTATCCTGAAATCTACGCCGTAAGTCCGTTCCGTGGGTAGGATACTGCGCTATAAGGTCATCCCACTCCTCTTCGGACTGAGGATAGTTTTCCTCACTATAGACATCCCTTAGGGTCTGCGTTCCTTTCGGCTTACCGCTTGTTTCAAGCGCGGCAACCCTTGTTACCAACCCCACCTTCTCCTGTTCGGAACGAGACAGTTTCTCTTCCGTTTCCTTCAACTTCTTATAGATTGCGTCTATAGCCTCTTGGGTAACAGGCTTCCCTACCTTGCCTGCGTCAGCCTTGGCCTGTGCCTCAGCCTGCGCCTGCATCTCCTTGTCTTTTACTTCCTTTTCCTGCTGTGCCTTTAATTCTTCTTCCGTCATTTCCTTCTCCTTTACCTTTGCGAGCTACTCATTTGCCCAAACGTCTATTAGCTCGCCCTTAAATAGACGCTTGAGAATATCCAACTGCCCCTGATAATAGCGGGCATCATAAAAGTTATTGGCCCGGAGGCTGCTGTCCCGGTTGCGCTCCAGGTCCACCGACAGGCACTCCCCCTGTAGGTGTACTTCGAGGCCCGGCTGACCCCATATTTTGGCCATAAGGAAGTTGAAGCCCGGGTGCGTTACCAGCTCCTTCAATGCCCTGCCCTTGCCCTGCGATATTGGCATATTGTTCCATACCTCTCTGTATGTTCTCCATATATGTTGCCTGAAGTTTACGTATGTAATCGTTAAACACGACATTGGCTTCCGGTGTAAGTTGTCTGGTCTTACGAAGCTCCTTAAGTCGTGGTATAAGGGTAGTCGGGTCGCCTAACGGTATATTCACCATCTCTTGCTCAATCATGGTAAAGATACCCTCGGCATCCTCTACACTTGTCTCTGTCTGCGGTCGAGGCCCTATGTACTTCTCTACAGGTATTCTCCGCATAGCCTTCAGGTAGTCTGCCCTGATTTCCCACATAAAGGCGGGATTCTGCTGAACAAGTGGGTCGAAGGCCATAGTCTGAAACATTGCCATAGCAAACTGCCTCTCCGCGTCCATATCCATAGCGGTAAGGTCGAGTTGCATCTTGGCCTCATAGCTACCAAGCATATACTCTGGAGACGGCCACTTGTGTATGTTCTCCTTGCCAAGTATCCGAGACCACATGTCTGGGGGCATATTCTCCTCATACTGTTGCCTTACATCTGTCAGTATGGCGCAGATAATCCCCTGTACACGCGCCCCTATCAGACCAAACTTCTGTTCTCCCTGGGATATAACCGCAAGTGTACCCCTGGCTGTCGGCCGGGAAGCCGTCTCCCTACCCATCATGGCTGGAGTAAGATAGGTAAGGCGTTCTATCAACTCCATTACAAGTTTTTCCTCTTGGAAACTCACCTGTAAGCCATTGGAAGGGAATGTCGGGAACCTCACATCCCTGTCCGGGTCATCCAAAGGAATACCTGTAGCCGGCGCCGCTATAATCCTACGGGCGGGTGTTCCACTTGCCGACCTATAGAAGAAGAATGGCGCTATGAGCATGTTACCGGCATCTATTCTCTGATTGTGGATGGCATCCAGCTCATCATGGAGATGTCTGACAAGTTCGGGTACTGACTTCCCATACGCGCGCCCGGGTCTGCGCAGGAAGGGTCTTATTACCCAAGACGACCGCCCTATCCTCGATACGGCGTGCATAGGCTTCCCTGACATATAGAGCTTAAGGTCTTCACATATCAGAAAGACGCACTTCTCACGGACACCATCGTTGTTAATATCGTAGAGTATCTCCGCCTCAAGGCACTTTAGTTTGTAATTCTCCTGCCTTATGTCCATCGGCGGTACAGTTCCTTCCGCCTCCATGCGTTGCTTCTGCGTACCCTTGAACTCTTCGGTCTGGCTTAACCCTGCCTTGATTATCCCTGATGTCTCACCCTGCTTACCCAAGTCAACACCCGGGCTTAAAGCACCGTGATACTGTAATTCACGAAGTTGCGGTAGGGTATACCACCGTTCGTCTATGATGTATTCGGCATGGTCTTCCCATCTCTTCTCAAAGGTATTGGCGTCGTAGGGAATATAAACGTGCTCTAAGGGGCGTATCTCAAGGTAACACCGTTCCCTACGGATATAGTCCCGTACAATCCTGAACTTTGGCTTAATGCTCAGGTTGCCATCGTCCGTAGCGTAGTATTCCAGACCATCGGGGATCTTCCTTGTTACCCACACCCAGTAGGTCTTCCATATCTTCTTAACGGCTATTGTGCCGTCTACCACCAAACAATGTACTATGTCGTCAACCGTGCCGTCTATTTCCATATCAGTAGAGGTAACCCACGACATAACTACCTTATTAGCGGAAGCAGTCTCTATATCATGCTCTTCCGTGCCTTCCCAGTATAAGGACTTCGCATTCCAAGCCATAGGATAGAGTTTAGCATGAAGAAGGTCGCAGGCCACGGTTGTTACCATAGTGGAGATATTGGAGTGACCAGGCCACGGTATATCACTCGCTTCCTTCAAGCCCTCATACTGCTTTATGCACTTCTCCCTGATAGCCATAAAGCCACCGCGTGCCTGTTCTGACTCATCACGCATGGCAATAATAGCCTCTACGATAGCCTTCTTCTTATCGTCACTAAGGTCAAACTGTTTAGAGAGGTTCTCTTGCTTCTCTTCCTTTTCCTTCTCTACCGCTTCCTTCGGCTTATCGAAGAACTCCCCGACCTTCTTGGTTATCTTCCCTACGATACCGTCTGGCATTTTAGTATACTCCTATTGCCTTATTTCGAGACTTACTACTCTTTTTCTTACGAGACTTACCTGCCTTAGAAAAGGCTATGGCAATAGCTTGTTTCTGCGGTCTACCGCTGTGCATCAACTCACTTATATTAGCACTGATAACTTTCTTAGACTTTCCCTTCTTAAGCGGCATTTTCTTCCTCCCTTGTTTATTCTGATCCCAAAATGGGGATTGATGTGTCGCTGTCCCCGGCCCCGGACTGCTCATGGTAACCTCCCTTTAACGTACAAAGACCCCTTTCATGCCAATGGCAGGTCTCCATAACGACATAGTTGATACGGTTCTTCTTACCCTGAATATTCTTTACGCAACACTGCGCTGTGCATGACGAGAACTCTAAAGGATTGTAGTTCATTTCCCCAACTTTCTTGTAGGCAATCTACCCTTTAGTTTCATATCCTTAGTAGGATTGGGTATCGGCTTTATTGGTTCTAATGGAGTCCCGCCTTTTAGCAGTATTTTCGGTACGTCAACAAAAAACTTCTTTAACTTATCTAGGTCAAACAAACCACTGTGCCATCTATTTGCCATTTTATCCTCCTGTATACATAGAACCATGTCCGGCAATCACTTCCGCCGGCTCGCCCGTCCACTGTAGTAGGGCAAGGTAGTGCAGTAAGTCCGGGAAGTCCGTATTAAGATCCTTCGGCTGTTCTTTAGGGTCTTTGTCCGTAATAAACTTCCGGGTGTCCCAGACATAGTGCTCTACCTGATAGATACAGTTTACGAGATCGTTCGCTACCTGTAGAATCGGCCTGTTGATAAGGTTGATCGGCTGAGTAATATCGTACCACATCAACTCCTCGACCTTCTTCCGGCCGCGCTCCTTATGGTCGTCCCCAAACCTGAATTGCATAGGGTAGCCAAGGTCCCGGCTTGCCTCTTCGAAGTCGTCCCGGACCGTCCTCTTATTATTCCCCTGTGTCTTAGGACCGAAGTTCGGGTCCATTATCCGCAGATCCACCTTCTCCCGGGCCTCTACCTCTACCTCCATAATGTGCTTACAGACCTGCTTAAAGGTACAGTTCTTAAGCCAGGCTTCTCTATATATGAACCACCGCTTATAATCAGGCTCCATAGCCGCCCATATCAAGGCGTGAGGCTTCTCGTCATGGGGGTCTATCAACTGTACCCTCTTCCAATGGCGTGGAGGTTGGCCGGCATACATCGAATTGACGTTAGTCCAGATATTCCTATCAAAGCCGTGAATATTCCTATCCCATATCTTCCAGATACGACCTGTCAGGTACTTAAACTTTCCGTGAATACGGGCATCAAACTCCCCAGCGTCCTTAATTGACCTCTCATACCGCCTTATAGACTCCTCTGTAAGGCCTATATGCCCCCCTGTTAAGGGATTCGGCCTTAGGCTATTATGCCGTATATCCATAGTGAAGCACTCTACGTCCGCGTCTTTTGAGGCATATATCTCATCGTAGAGATACGGCTCTGATACAGGCGTAGCAGTGAACATTTCCCATCCAAAGTAGTCTGTAAGGCCTCTGAGAGTAGCTATACGGTGGGCTTGAGGGGGACATTCATCGTAACAAGCAAGGTGGCCAGACCATCCTTCTGCCAGAGTAGGAGACTGTTCGTATGTCATAACGTCCATAGAGGACAGTTTACCGCTTTCGTGCTTAATCCAGTACTTATCATAGACCCCAGCGTTGTTCTTTTCCCTATCTTTGA